TACATCCTCCACCACAGAGGGTGGTATGTCATGATCCACGTGGCTATCCTGTACTATAATCATCATCTTTTCCTCCTGTTGTAATCTACAGTAAAGAAAAGAGAGGGATCAGCATACCTCCTGGTATATAGACCAGTCGGTAATCTCATGATTTTCGTACTCTACGAGGTAGGCGTGCACGTCGGTAAACCGGAATCCTCCGTCCTCTTTCATCATATTCCATCGGTCTACGAACATCCGGTACTCCTCTTCTCTATATATCTTCGTCATCTCTACTACCATATAATCGGCGTTCTTCTCGTGTACTCCACACTCGCCGGGGTACAACAATGCTTCTACTACAACAGTTTTTCCTTCTCTTCATCTCGTCTCTTCCGTCCTCTATATATCCCACCAAAATCCGGTGTTCCCCTAATAATATAGGGTATAACATTCTACTTAGTCAAGTTATTCTATATATATAGGGAGAAGAAGCTACTATCCATGGCTAGTCTACTGACTACCCATCTCATAATGCCTGTGCTACTTAGAAGGGATCTACCTCTCCTAGTTAGATCTACCCCTCCTATCCTATCCTAACTTATCCTAACTTATCCTAACTTATCCTATCCTAACTTATCCTAGTTAGAGCGATGTTAGACAGACTTTGTCTGATTCTAACGACGCAATAGGGGGGTTCCGTCCAGGCTTACCCGGGGCTTAGCCCACGGCCTGGCCGGCAAAAGAGGGAGAGGACTAGTCTCTCCTCTCCTTCTCTTGACTCTGCTTCTCTATGTGGGCGACCTGGTTCATACTCTTATATGCCTCAATACAAAACAGGGCACCATAGCCTATCGCCTTCCCAGCACAACTGCCGGCTGACTTGACTATTTGTTCAAACGACCGAACTTTGTTCAATTTCATGCTAACCTCCTGTACTCATCTTTCAATTCGTCCCTGTGGGATTCCCACAGGATCAATTCATCCTTCAGGTGAGTGGACCTGTGAACCAGGCCTCTCTTCCTGATAGTCTCTTTGAGCATATCGATCTGCCGGTCGGCGTAGATCAACAAGCCCTCCAATAAATGTTTCCTGGTCAACATACCTGTACCTCCTTACTCTTTATAAAGAAAGGGGAGAACCGGACCGGTCTCCCCGGGGTACCGATGGGGATAGCGCCGGCCTTGAGCCCTTACGCGCACACCCGGGGACGGCAGCCTTATCAGCTGTCCCGTCTTCCCATACCGTCAGTAAAGAAGAGAGACCCCTGGGGGTACGAGCGGACTTACCCTTCACCACGGTGCCACTCCATTAATAAAGAAAAGGATGGGTCGTGTACTGCCCCGTGCGAGCGGCAGACACGTCCCTGTGACGGCTTACGCCTGATCCTCGAAGGGATCAGACGGTACTTCCTGTTCTTCGGGATCCTCATCAAACAATTCATCAATATCCGCTTTCGAAGAGCCGGTATCGATGCTAATCATCTTAGCACCGTACTTACCGACAAAAACATCCACGTTGGCATCTGCCAACCCGACTTTCACGTCTTCCCTGGTACATACACCAAGGTCTTCAAGCCCTTCAACGACGGACTTGAGTGCGTCCAGACTCACAACAATTCTCATAATGAGAACCTCCTCTATTTCAATTTCAGAGTGGGCGTACCACTCCTTCATAAAGAAAAGAGAGGGGCGTCCCCCCTCTACCGTCCTGCGGTCTATCCATTCCGGGAGTCTTCTGCCTTCTTTTGACTCCTCCTGAATCTTCTCCTCACTCTTCTAATACAGTTTTTCACTGAAGAGGGCGGCTCCGGCGGCTCCACACATCTAAACTCCAACTCCCCCTCCATCCACGGTTCCCATATCTCTTCTTCCTTCATTTCTTTCATCACGTTCCTCCTCTATTTCAATTTCAGAGTGGGCGTACCACTCCTTCATAAAGAAAAGAGAGGGGCCATAAAGAAAAGAGAGGGGCGTCCCCCCTCTAGTCCGGCACTCACGTGTAGAGGACTGGCCAGCCGGTGGACCAGCCCTCTACCCCTGGGCTCACCATACTCTGTGACCCGTACCCAGGGTTACCTTTCTCACAGAGGGAGCGACCGGTTCGGTCACTCCATCCTTAAAGAACATTCCGCAGTAAGAGGACTACCCCTCCGTGTATAAAGAGATATACCCTGAGAGGGAGTACAACCTCATCCTTCGTCACGTAAGGTGTATCTACAGATCCTGGGAACAACCCAACGCCCCCAATCAGTAATCAGTGAAGATTACCTGAGATTCGCCTGACGGGGGAATCGAACCCCCGGGTTGTCCAACTCAGGCGGGCAGTAGTACTACTGCCGTTTGCTGCGCACTACTACGGCGTAGTCATGCGCATACCCTGCCTGTTCCACCAATTTCTTGACATTGTATCTGCCAAGGATAGGGGGCAGGGTTGCCAGGATACCGGCCGACTTGAGCCTGGTAAGCCTGGTACTGCCACCGACCGCCTTGCGCTGTCGTTCCACCACCGCCTGGGTGGCACGGCCATGCCGTCCCGCCAGCATCCAGAACAGGTAGGTCATAGCCTTCCCTGCCTGGTCGGGGTGAGCCGACAGCTTCTTCTTGAGGTTACCCAGTACCTCATAGGCTGTGTCGGTATCCCGCTCCTTGAGCAAGTCAAGGTAGCGGAAGTACTGGCCGGCTATCCAGTAGGCACGGATACAGGTATCCTTACTGGTCTTGGCCAGTTTTTCAGCGATTGTCTCATCCATGGTACGTGACCACGATTCATCGAAGTCACGATACTCATAGAACTGTCGCTGGTTTGCATGGGTATAGACAGGCATACCCATATTTCGGCATGCTGTCTCATACCGTTCGAGGATATTATCCTCAACAGCGGCATGAGAGGCGGCCTTCTTGCAGCGGTTCACATACGTAGAGTTCCGCTTGCTAGCCACGCCCGGCAGCAGTGCCAGGGCATCCCGGTAGAGGGCACTTACCGGGGTTTCCTCCTTCCAACTGTCAAGGAGCAGTGGAAGGTAGGTCATGGAGACCGGCTCTGCCAGTCTCCCCTTCTGCAGGCGCAGGGATCTCGGCTCGGCGGGTACCTGTTCCCGCTTGAGTATCTCGCCAATATCCTCTCCCGGATCGACATTCTTCTTGGCCATGTCGATCAGGGCCTGCAGCCGATTGCCGACCAGTGTACGGAACTGTGTCCGTCCGGTCCCGATTATACGGGACAGGTAATGGTCGGTGATGCCAATATTCAGCTTCCCGAAGGAAGCCGTCATGAATACCGATGCCAGGGTGACCATCCCTGAATCAGTATTCTTGGCAACCGGTGCTACCAGCCTGGCATTATCCACCAGGCGGACCGGGGATACCACTACGACACTCACATCAGTGTCATAGTCCTCAGCCTGATAGGTCGCCCCGGTTACCGGGTGACCGAAGACCGCATCCAGATGATGGGTCTTCGTGACCTGTAGGTTTATCATACCCGTACCGGTGTTCGGGTATCTGATATCGGTGACAAAGTCACCTACCTGCAGGTTAAGGCGGAGCATCTCCGCCTTATTAATCCCAGTTCCCCATTCCCCAACCACGTTGGAGGGGGCAGAGAACATCGTCATCCCCCGGGTTCCTATACCCTTGATACGGCGGGTAAGAAGTGGCTTGAGCAGGTCAACCACTTCACTCCCAGGGAGGGGCAGGCCGGCCCATATGGCCACCCTGCTCCTCGAGACAGAGGCGAAGAGGACTTCCAGCTCTTCCCTCTCTTCCTCTGACATCTCGTCTGGATCGGCTTTTACCGCTTCCTCCATGACGGATGCCACTAGGTCCACCAGTGACTGCCGGTTACCCTCGGCGAATGCCACATAGGCATCCCGGATAACTCCGGCGTTCTCACGACGCCGGTCGGCTAGCCACCGAATTCCCTCAGAGGTAAGGGCATCAAACTGCCGTTCCTCTGAGGTCACTCGTGCCCGTCGACCCTGAAGGGTTGGCCGTACCCTCCAAAATGTCAGGCCTTCCTGGCGTTCTGCGCCGAGGAACTTGACATGCTTCCGGTTGCATGCCAGGACCACGGCGTCCCTGTGAAATACCGGATCAAGCCCGGCACCCTCGATACAACGGTGCCAGTACTTGTCCGGAATCGAGAGGGCCAGTCCCCATACCACAGGCTGGGGCTGGCCTTCTCCCATCTTTCTGGCCAGGCCGTGAATATCTTTCACCCCGTACAACGGGATGATAGGATTATCCACGGGCGTATGGGCACTCCTTCTAATAAAATAGAAGGAGTCCCACTCCCGGTAGACATTGGAGTCGTCATCGACTCCACCTACCAAAGCTCCCCTGCTGATCTCACGTGAGTCAGCAGTGAGCTTCCCGAGAAGACCGCCATATCTGCCGGCCATGGCGTCTTCTCTGGCGGGGTCAAACAGACCCCGGGTGAAGATGAAGGTCACCCGTGCCTTCATCTCACCATACTCGCTGACCAGCTTGTGCCTCCCGGCATTCACCGGGGACAGTCGCCAGTCATCTGAAAGCCATACCCTGATGCGCTTGAGGGCCGCACCCAGTATGGACTTCCACTCGGCCATGTCCCTTGGTTGAGGGACATTGGCCTCTATCCATACGGACTCCACGGTGGCATACGCCCCGTAGATACCCTCCGTACGGGTCTTCTTCCCGTCCAAGTCGTACATTACGACTTCCCGGGAAGGAGCAGAGGGAGCAGCAGCGAGCGCCTGCTGACCCCTCTCAACTTCCCCCTCACTGAGGGAGAAGTCCTTCGAACACCTGGCATCCAGCCAGGGTTCGTAATACAACAGTGTATTCTTCATAGAACACACCCCTCCTTGGGCATATATTTGACCGGTAGGCAACCGGTCAGCCCATTCGCGACAGTGTGACTCGAACACACGAAGGCCCCGGATTTCTCCGAGGCCTCCCTCCAAGTGCCGCATGCTACTACGAGAAGAGGAGACCCTGTCCGTCGGTCTCCTCCTCTCTACTCCTCCTCCTTGAATCCCGGTCCTTCCGGATCGGGATAGAATATTACGTTGGTATACCAGCCATAACAGTACTGTTATAACAATCCGGTATACCAACTATATATCTATCAAAATAGATATATATCTATATAGACCTATATATATAATAAGATATATATAAGTCTATATAGATAGAGGAAGGGATATACCCTTCCTCTTATCTATAGAGATAGAATTACTGCTTCTTTTCTATCTCTCTAGCCTTTTTGTCCATTGCCTCAGCAATGGACTTAGATGTTTCTTTAATGGCGCTAAAGCCATTAAAGATTTTCTTTAAGCCGAATGAGAGATCGGCTAAGATCTCTCCCTCTACCCAAATTCTCTTGTTTTGCGAATATACTTCATTCGCAATACTCGACGCCGTAGTTGTTAAGGTTACAGCCGTAACCTTAACGACTTTACCTGACTGAAGCACCAACTGATTGGTGCCCTTCAGGCTTTCTACTACAACGTGGCCGGCAATTATGCCAGCGTTTTGAATGTTTGAACGACTATTAAGTGTACTCATTTGAGTACCCCCTTTAGATTTGGTAATGTACCCGGGGGGTCGAATCATATGCCCGACTCCTAACCCAGATATCCCGGTACCCCTTTTATACCGGAGACAGTTTTTGATCTCCTATAGGTTAATTTATTGACAAACTCGGCAGTACTTCTGGAACTGGTACACGTATTACACGAGGAGGTATATCATATGCAGATACTTATAATCGGTATTATCCTGGGGTTTCTCATTGTTTCATTCGTATGGCGGAACGTTGAATCTCCCTCATTTGGTCAAATGTGGACGATTCTCATCACGTTCGCATTCATAGTCGGTGCTACTATGCTGGCTTCTAATCAGCTCCCAGCCCGGTATACTGTTAAGAAGTATTCCCTTCCCATAGAGTCACTTAAAGTCGTTCATGAAACGGACGGCGGTTTACATTCCTGGTATGTATACAAGTACCGTTCTTCGCAAAATTATCCCAGGTATGGTAGAATGCCTGTAGGTAGAGTAAACCTGATTCGTCAACCTGGAGAGCCCAGACTGGTTATGACCATGCACGACGTCAGGATAGATTCGGTGTGGAACTTCTTCGCTGCTCTTAATACCGGGGAGGAATTATCATCAGCAGCATTCTACCTGCCCGGTGATTTTGTAGTAGACGATTGATAACCCGCCATAGTATAGAGGGGTTACATATGGCTACAGTATACGAGTTTCCTACAGGCAGGGTATTACACCATGATAAAGTCAAAGGACTGGATGGAGTACCGGCCGGCAAGGTTATGAGTGCCGAAGAAGTTATTCAAACATATCCGGTGTACCGTCACGTCTCGGGTATAGTGTTTGCTTCCATAGTGTGTATTCAAACACCAGACGGCAGCTTTTACGGCGCGGCTATCAAAGAATACATAATGAACGGTCACAGTGTTTCCGATACGTTTCACTCTGTATTCGAAGGATTTTTCGTAGGACCCGGCGGTGATCCCTTACCAATAGATTTCGTCATATCCTCCATACTACACGATTACGAAGATCTCCAGTGTACCGTCATCATTCACCCCATGGATCTCATGCGTATGAATCTCCCGGGACCGGGTTGGGAAATGCTTGACACTCACGACAAGGAATGGAAACCTTATAATTGCTTCAAAGGCGAGTAGCCCGACCGGTGCTTTTCTGGAATAATTAGAACAATGGTGCCGGTGTGTCCATATCCAATTAAACAGGAGAGCTACCTATTATGAGTAAATCAATATGTGTAGACCTATACAGTACCAGATATCCTCTGTATCGTGACCCATCCGGCAAGGAATATGCCTGTATAGGTGCCGTCATGATACCGGACGGCCAGGACGAGTTCGGCAGGGTATATTTTACCTCCTACGTCCTCTTAGATACATACGGCAACGTCACGGTATACGAAGAAGAAGCTAAAGAATTCCATACCTTTACCTCAGAAGAAGACCTTATGAAAATTGCCAGGGTGGCGGCAGACGATCCCAAGGATATACTGGTGGCCACAGAGGCAGATCTTTTTCTTCTCGTACCTCCCGTCGAATGGCATTTCTATGATAGAGTAGACAGGGTCTGGTTAGATCCTCTTACCGCCGCTACAGAAATACTTGATAATGCCAGGAAGGTATATAAGAAGATGCTGGAAGAGAAAGAAGCTAATACCCAGCAAAGACATTAATTATGACAAAGAGAAGAAGACTGTCAGTTTTTGATCAATTGGATCCCTACCTCCGGGTTGAAATAGAAGGCAGGTGGAATAGCAAAGAGATGTGGATCAATGGAAGAAAGGTGGGAAGTACTTCCAAGGATACCGTCGCGTATACTACTAAGTACTGCTGGGGTCCTCGTGATAGTTATCCGGATAATCTTAACCAGCTTGCCAGGTATAACTTAAAGTACAATCTTCTTCAAACTGTCAGTTCTCTACTCTTTGAGGGGCGAGGGATTATACCAAATAGTAGAGGTGCCAACCGTGAGCTTGATCATGTATTAGATAGTTTACCACAAAGTGATTTCAAGAAGGTGGTTCGTCTGCCTATATTAAAAAAGTCAGGAGAAACTACATGACGGTATTTGACAAGGTAGATCCATACCGGTTTCGTATACGTGGTATATGGGAAGAAAAGAGGGTGTGGATAAACGGTGTTGAACTCCGGGCTCCGAAAAGATCATGGCATAACGTTGGCGGGTTTTACTGGACTACTACGGTAACAGAGTATGGTGAGTCATTAATTAACCTGGCGACGGCGATAAGCAACTATATTTATAACGAGAACCGGTCAAATGTTGAGACACGTATTGTAGACCCTAATATGTGGGCAATCCGGCTGGTTCAGTCACTCCCCAAAGATTTCGACGTAGTTGTTAATTCAGAGACAGGAGTAGTACGCAATGTGCACACTGTTTGATCGGTTGGATAAATACCGGATTTGTATACAGGGAAATTGGAAAACGAGAGACGTGTGGATCAACGGGGAAAAATTGACGCCGTCCAGGATTAAGACAAGTCATGTGGGATGTGAGACTAAACCTGTACTCTACAACTGGGGATCACATAGTGAGGGGGCAGAATGGTTATGTAGTGATATATGCAATTATGTGGAGAAGATACTGAATATACCTATCGTCTTCAGGTTGTTCTACACTATGTTAAACAGTGATCTGATTCGAAACCTGCCGCTAAGTGATTTCTCTATAGCAATAAACACGCGAGAGTATATCGTGAAGAATACGTCGCCATTGGGATATTAGAGTATGAACCGAACAGTATTTGATAAGCTGGATTCCAACCGGTTCGTGATATCTGGCACAGTTAAAGATAGACGGGTCTTCATTGATGAAGAAGAGATAGAGAATATATTTGAACGTCCGCATACCTGGATATGGGGACCTGCCGCTGATTTGTTTATACTTCGTCATCTTGCGTACCGTATTATGAAACTCAGCAGATTACCTGAGAAGGTTGCAAACCATATGCGGGATGAATTCTGTGAAAGGTATCTCATATCATTACCCTTTGAAGATTTCTCCTTCACCTTTAACAAACGTGCATTTCTCAAAGAGAATATAATCTTAGAATATGCTTATCAAATATTACCGAGTGATGAAGGTGCATACATAACAAGTTTTGATTATCACATACTGCGGGAGATATGCGTAGATGACAGTTTTTGATAAGTTAGACCGGGAAAGAATTACTATACGTGGTCACTGGAATACCGGGCAGGTATGGGTTAATGATGAGTTACTTGATCAGCGAGTTCCAGAAGACGGACAGCCAAGCGGGTTCACCTGGGGTGATACTTCACATGAAAAAGGTAAACCTCGGAAAATTCAGAATCTTGCGATAGCGATATCAGAACAACTTGAGAGTATCCGGGATAATTCTAATAGTATCCGATATCTTGTTTATAAACTCGGTGGTACTAGCCACTTCCGGATAGTTGAAAGTGATGAGATATCCTGGTTGAATGAAGTACTCCGTACATTACAGCAACAGGACTTTATAATAAAACTTAACATGCGTACTAGATCATTAATCAATTACTACCATGGGAATATAATAAGCCATGAATGAGAATACGATTAAACAAACCATATTCACGGGAATATATAAATGGATACACACGGGATACTATACGTGACGAACTGCCGGCGTCTGCTTATTCTACACAATCATCCATATACGCAAGGTTCTGCATAGTATCCGATATCTTGTTTATAAACTCGGTGGTAATTGAAATTATGCGGTTCTCTATAGCGTTGAGAACCTGCTGTTTATCCTTCTCTGATTCTACATACTCCTGTAATTCATGGGCTATAAATTCGATCAGTATTACCATCCCCTCATTGATGATTGGCTGTACCTTTATAAACGCACCCTTAATAGGAACGGCAGGTATACTACGGGTCCGAGTTACCATCTCGTCTGTAACATTGGTGACAATAGAGTGTACTTTTATCCGTACCGTTTCCATATCACTTAGATTATTAACTCTGAGCAAGTCACGTACTGACTTCATCAACGCGTAAGGATATGAGTGTTTACACTGCTGAATTATCCATATCCTCTGTGATAAGGTAATTCCCCTGCCACTCATGATTTCATTTAATCGCTGTATTGATGTGGCGATGTATTCCTGCTGACCTCGTACACCGAGCATGATCTCCTTTACGTTATACATGAGATCACTTATATTATTGAGATAACTCTTGGTCATGTCAGGTTTGAATGTTTTGTACAGCTTTACGATGATAGTAGTTATAATCCAGAGCGCGAAACTGACAGCAAGTATATTAATAAACAACTGGCTTCTTGCCAGTTCTGTTACAATCTCTTGCTCCTGGAGAACTGAGTGGATAGTAGTGCCGTCGTACATGGGATTAGTCCTTTGAGAAAGAGTATTGGTACACAATGTGTCCGTAGTATATCAGATATTTGTGGTTCAAACACCGTGATTTCTACGGTACGAACCTGTTATTTATTCAGGTGCCCTTCCTCTCTCAGTCGCTGCATAACCCCGTACACATAGCTTGGCTTAAACCCGGTCACCTTTGATATTGACTTGATAGTATAATCCCCGTAATATTCAAGAATGAACTGTTCAAGCTGTGCTATCTTTTCAGGATCAGCGTAAAGCCGTTTCTGGTGTGTTTTTATCTTGGCTTTCCACTCCGGTGGTATCACTACCTCCATCGTCTCCGTGTGTGATGAGTTCATTATAATCTCCTGCCATGTTGAATTTCATTATCTCCTTGTGCCAGCTATGTTCCTGTTCGTTTACACAGTTGAATACGAGAAAGCCGAGACTGTACCATCCATCCATACCCCTGGGATACCGGTCAAAGTCAGCTGCACCCAGTTTCATCGCCGGTAGATTAATAGCGGTACCATGCTCATTTCCTACAACTCTGAACTCATGGGTGTGACTCCTGAGTACGTAGTGCGCAAGAGCTCTTCCGTCTATTGCATCATACAGCATATTCCATATAAGGGGTTTTCTCAACCCTATATCACCACCAACCGGCGTGTTAGTCTTTGACGCTTTATGTGAACAGTCAAATCTTACTCCATTCACACTTATACGCTGCCGGTGATGTATATCTTCTTCAAAATGATCAGCAATCATAGCTTCGTAATCCATAACATATCCGGTATGATACGGGGTACCATATACGAATATGTTCTTCTTGGCATTGACTTTCTCAACTATTTCAATAGCCATGTTGATTTGTTGACGCATATCTGTGGTTAAATGAAATGTTGGATCCCTCCTCCCTTCCCCTTCAACCATATCACCATTCCATATAGCAACGTCAACCTTCTGAGGTATTCTACTCTCGAACCATCTCCAGTGTTCTGCTGTAACATGTGATAAAGCCCAGTTTGGATTTTGGTAAGCGGGCGGGGTAAGACCCAGGAGATGTCCGCAGTGTGGATCTCCCATAGCTAAAACAGTTGAGCCGGTTTGATTAGATTGCATTAAATACGTCCTCCATCGTAAGAGATTATCGGCCAAACAACATTTGTTCATACCGGTAGGTCCCAGCTCCTGCGTAGGAGCTGTGATTGGCTAACCTCTTATGCTGTCGTACCAACGTACTGCTAAGTTCGTATGCCCGCTTTGTATCTATTCCCTTTCCCGGGAGCGATGCATCCATGTTATAAGGATAGTATACACCCCGACGGGCGTAAGGTACCACACCTGTCACTCTCTTTTCCGGCACCGTGCTGTTAGCTGAAACACCTCGCATGTTTGAGACAAGACGGTTACCCGGTTTATCATACTTCATTCGAGCAAGACCTTCCTCTGGTCCGGGTGGTGCTGTCATCCTGCGGGGCTCCATGTCTCTACCAACTGCTGTATCCTCTATTCCCGGGGGTAATTTGTGTCTTTCTCTGGCAATATCCGGAGAGCTTTCAACAAATGGTCTGGGTTCCGATCCTTTCTTTATTGGTGAGGCATAGTGGGATACATCATCTATTCCCCCACGATTTGATACCACGTATGGTAACTCAGTAGTAGTTTTCCCCTCACGTTTAATAATAGGCATGGTATCAGGATCAATGCTTTTCCTGGATGAAGCAAGCACGGCACCAGGTATACCGCCGGCTATTGGAAGTATAGTAACCGCGGCAGTCTCAAGTTTCTTAGATTCCGCTATAGACTGTGCTCCTTCCCACATGTTCCGTCCTCTTTCCTGAGCTACCGCAGCATACCCTTTCTGTTCTGCTTCCTGTGCTATAGCTTTCAGAGGTGCAACTATTTTCTGTCTAACCCTTGCTTTGAGTTTCTCTGCTGCCCCAATGCCTGTGGTTTCCTTAGATGCTTCGTTTGCAATATCTTTGCTTCTAGCTTTAAGAATACCTGTGATTTTACCACTGGATTCGCTGAGATATTTACGGGCATCATCCCACCGATCTATAAGGTCCGGGTACAGATTCTCGAAGTCTACTTTCTTTATCTGAGTAACAAAGAATGAATACATATCGTCAATATATGTTGCGGAACCAAACGGGGTGTGCAGTTTATAACCTTCGCGAAGATCCGATTCTGGTTCTGGACTTGGTGAACTTTTGTTCCATGTGTCCATCTTGAGGTACTTGAGATTCTTCTTCCTCTGATCTATATCATATCCTATATTCTTTCTGTCCAAATACATATGTGCCAGAAATCCAGTAGATATGAATCCACCTATAGCCGCACCGGTACCAATAACATAAGGATTATCAAGGGGATACTTATCGAGTATGTTAATCATTTTCTCTGCAGTGTTTCCATCCTTTGCTCGTTCTACAAGAAAGGTCTGGATTTTAGAAGGTCCTCTTGGTGATGTTCTTGAAGTAAGGTCTTTCATTCCGCGAAAGTATTTGTCCCATGAAACCGATATCTTTGCGGCAATACCCGACGCAGTATTAAATATCTTTCTCCAGGGTGAACCGAAGTCGCTGTGTAATATTCTTCTAACACTGGTATAGGTTGAATGATGTGGTAATGCTTCTATGCGATCATCGGTAGTTGTTACAAAGTCAGTCATCTTTTTAACTTTGTTTGCTACTTGAGTGAATGATGTAATATTACTCATCATCCATACCAGGCTCATAGATGCAAACATCATGCTCATTGGTACCCTGTTTTTAGAACTGGGCAGTCTGCCTATAATACCCCGTCTGTTACTCGTATGATGTATTTCCTCCAGTACCTTTTCACCATTTGTCTCAAGGTTTGATAAATCAATACCCTTGGTCAGTTCTTCTACTTTACCAGAAGCAAAGAGTTCTCTAACTTGGTCAGTACCTATATGGCGACTGATTGCTTCTTCTTCCATAGCAAGGCTGGTAAGCACAGTTTGCTGATCAATATTTGCATTTATAATATCTACGAAAGAGCGATCAATCACCGCATGTGTTTCTTCCAACAATGCTTTTCTCTCATATACATTAAAGGTACGCATATCAAATCCACCGAGCGCGGTTTTCCATTTGAAAGGATTTGCTTTATATAACTCATGAGCCGATCGAGAATATATATGGTTTATCAGCTTTCCCGCCATTTCCTTATCACGGAATACATTTTCCATTACCTGCTCACGGATAATCCCGGGCTTTACTCCCAGTACGTCTGCTACTTCATCTATCCTCCGGTAAGATGTTGCTTCTATCGCCTGCTTGGTTCTCTGACTCATCCACCCCAGGTCTATTTCCTTATCAAGAAGGGAGAAAGGAAGTTTACCTCTCGCGGCCATAGCTCCCCGAATACTGGTATCCTGGAATGATGACATGGCACCTTTATGTACTTTGTGAATAGATTCACGCAGTGCGAGTGCTTCTTCGTTTGCTCTTGCGGTAGCAACACTGTTAGAATAACCCTCGGAAAGAAGCTCCTGTTTGCGTTCCTTGCGAAGGTTACTGGCCCGTATATCCGTACGATCTTCTAATGCTCTTGTGTATTCTTCAGGATCCTGATATGTCGTACCCTCTTTCACCACATCGTCGACTTTACGTATCAGTGATTTTGGTTGGACTTCTCCCGTAATACCCCGCTCCATTGCTTCAGTTACCAGATTGCTGTATGGGCAAGTCTCTCTGAGAACACAATGACTGCATGCGCTGGTACACGATGGACCATTTCCTTTATTCCACAATATGTCATTAATGTATCGGGTAAGACCTTCTTTCCCGTATGATCTCTGTTTTTCGTACGCGATCATTCTCTGTGTTTCTACTTCTGCTACCCTGACCGCTATTTCATTCTCAAACTCATCCAGATTTGATTGTGGTGAGAAATACACAGTGTTCATGGTTTTTGATACATTCTTTGCTAATCGTTCAGACTTGCTGATAGCCATTCGATTGGCTTGTGAACGACTCATTATATCATCGTATGCCGACCGGTTTATTGCATATACTGACTGCACGTTATTCGTGTTAAACGTTTCTCTCCCCATAACGCTATATGCTTTATGCTGTATATCATTATGGAGATTCATGAAGTTGGTATATTGAATATCTGCAAAGCTTTTCCAGTCAACAATAAGGAGACTGTCGGCGATCAATCCATCAATACCTTCACGAAGATTCTTTACCAGGAGAAGGTCTATATTACCGGACAGTCTGGTATTTGGACTGAACTTATTGCTGGATAATTCCTTTTCAGTAAAACCTGTAAGTGTGGGATCTTCAAGAAGCTGTTTGCCATAATTTCGAATAACATCCTTCGCGAATCCATAGTGGCTTCGATGTACCCCGGCACCGAAGGCAAGTCTCTTTTTTGATAAAGATTCAGCTTTCGCTACAATCTTTTCAACTACATCCGTTCCGGGCATAGCTGATTTGCTGGCGTATTCTTTCTTCTTCGCTATGATATAGTTAAATGATTCTTCCAGAGCGCTATGGATAGCGCCGGTCGGTGCCCCATATGCGGATACAACCCCGCTGGTTCCTGATTTATATATCATCTCTTCAGCTAACGCGCCGGGAAGAGATTTCTCAAACTTCTTCAGGGTTGAAGGAGATATTATCTTGGAGTACGGATACTTTCTTCTACGGTTTTGCTGGTCAGCCATCTACGTTGTTCTCTGTATCATCGTCTGTGGTAAAGTCTGCGTCTGCTGCTTTTATACGTAACTGTGCAGTAGACAGTAACTTATCCAGAGCTTCTGCAGCTTTCGCGTATGCGTTCTCCTTATCTGATTTCTTATATCTCTCTGCCATTTCAGGAGTAGCAAGAAGTTGCCTATACAGTTGGTCTTTCCTTTTAGATACCCGTTCCTTGATACGAACAATAGCGGACTCTTCCTGTTTGTAATAAACCTGACCGGTCTCTTCGTTCACAACAGTGGCAACATCGGTAATAAACCCGTCGTGCGCTATAAAGCCGTTTAGTCTGTTTTCGATCATATCTGATTCAACAAGACCGGAGATAAGATTATGAAGAATGATATCCTCTTTGATCTCATCTGGGTCTCTCTGTAATCTCTCTGATACTGCGACTACGTATTCTTCATATGTCCACTGTGCCATCTTCAGTTCAATGGGACATCTCTCTCCTACCGGTGCACGGCCAACAATGTCGTGAGGACACCGGTCTTTCAGTGGACAATCCGGACTACATATCTGAGCGATAGTATTAGTCAGGTTTTCCCTGGGGTGAGTAATAGCCTTATGCAGCCGCTTCAAGGTTGAGCGATCCCAGTCCCTGGAACGGAAGTATGTTTCTCCGTATGTTTCTATTATCGCAGTGGCAATGCGATGTGGTATCTTATCATGGGGTATAATCTCCTCAGGGTTATCAAGGAACGATACAGGGGAGTCGGATTCTACATCAACGGTAATGGAATCTTCATTGATAGCAAGATCCCTTACCTCCTTAACCTTTGACTCCTGAGGCCGAAGATCATTCGCTGAAGCCTTTGGCACGCTGTGCTGCCTTCCGTATGATCTCGTTTGACTCCCCTTTGAACCACCCCATTGGATCTTTGCTGATTTCTTTGGAGCGTTCAATTGCATCTTTCAACTCTTTCTGTTGTGGAAACGGTCGGCCACCCATTGCCTTGTCATCCCACTTGCTGTTCAAAGCCTCGAAGGTTGCCCGGTGTATCCATATAGTCACGGGTGTACTTTTAGATCCTACGAACGTAATCTGTGCCATCTCTTTAACCGGATCATAGTCAACCATTTCAACCCTTTTTAATTCCATGTAAACCTCGCAAAGTAAAGTATGTTAGAGAATATAGTATATCATTTAGATAACAATTGTACACATGATTACAACTTGGTTCCTGTACTATTAGTTATTTTAATAGCTGGTTTTGATGAGTTATCAGTAGTATAGATATAATGCTTGTCTCTGTCATGATCGTTACCTTGTTTTTCTGACTGAGCTATCATTGCATGTACTAAACTACGAAGCATCTGAACTTCCGCTCTCAGAGAAGTTAACTCCTCATATACCTTTTTCAATCGTATATTTTCAATCGGGCCTGCTTTCCCTGGAGTTTTGGCTCCCATACTATTTCTCCGCTACCTGAATAGTTATTCCGAACTGTCTTCTCATGTCTTCTATTATAACCTTTTCGAGCTCAGGGTGCAAATTATACCGCTGTTCCTCCCGTAGTACAATGGAATTTGTCACCGGACGGTAACCGAATTTTACCCCCATTGGATCGAAATACTCAACAAGCCGGTTACTTATATCCTGGGGATTTGGCTTATACTTCTTCTCAGATCTGGTACGTACTACCTTCTCAAGATAGGTAAGGTTATTCTTCTGTTTCATTTGCATAAAGAGAATTGAGTCTCTCACGTGAGCGACGGAGGCATTACAAAGTTCTGCACTATCCAGTATTCTTTTCAGTCCATCTACGGAGTAGAAGAAAGACTCACATAGATGTATAGTAGTGTCATCCCATTTGATCGCATGATGTATAATACCCTCATCGGGAAACTCCAGTACCTTACTCCTGAAACTATCTCCAATCGCTGTATTTTCCATATCTTCTCCTTTCTCTGGTATAATAATCAATGTATTAGTATAAGTCGTAGCCACAAATTGTGGCGTTGGACGCACAAAATTGTGGCGTTGGGATTCCTGTTTATCTTCGATAACCCCCTTTGGGATTAACACCCTGGCACAATCTGTGTAATATTTACGCATTATCCACCCGGGAACCGGGCAACTGGATGATTGAAAGTGATCTATGTCCATTGTTAAATGATACATGGTGGTACGGGTACCTCTGCCCTTTTCCAGACCGCCGATCAGGTTATGCTTCTGCAGCGTTTCCAACGCTCTTGAGAGAGTATTACGATTGATGCCAAGCATATCGGTGATATCACTGAACCGTGGCGGCCCGTTTGGGAATCGCAGTTCCTTATCGGTATAGTGTAGAATAATGTCAAATACAGCCCAGGCCGTAGGTCCTACTCTCTTTGGATATCCTAATTGTTTCAGTACTCGGAACTGCGGGGCAAAGCTGTAATTATAATCGAAATTAGTAACAGCTCTCTCGGCGGGTACTCCCATCGCTCATCCTCTTTATGTAAATATAGTTCTTGACAATATGTATATAGTTCATATATAGTATGAATACACGGCACACGCTGTACTCTGTGAAAGGAACACCAAATGTACTCTCCTCTCGCAGAATGACTTGCACAATCCTGCCGGGCTGGTCACTTGGTGGGATTGTTTTTATTCTACCCTACCCATTTCTATTTATATATACGGATATGTCAAGCACAATCACTATTACAGTATTATGTCTACTTGTTTATAATAGTGACAATACCTGTTAAAAACGTTCAGTTCTTCTTGGATTTTACTTGACAAATAAGTAGATATATCTATTATAGGAATATGTCTCAATAGAATCTCCCTTGCCGTATTCCAGAAACACAGATGAGACATATACTTCTAACTCTTTAAGTTTACGGAGGAACCATATGCATAGCGTTGTGCCCGTGTCCGAAAGACTCACCGAGTTACGACCACGATTCAAACAATTAGTAAATCTATTTGATGCAGGCTGGGATGACCGAAGTATCGCATCGCAGGTAGGATCCGACTACAGAACAATCAGGAGAGTACGACATTTCTGGGAAGCAAACTTATTACAGGATCTGGCAGCTATGGCAACAAATGGATCATCAAACTGACCGGGTGGCCCCCTTCAATTTGCATCAGGGCATAGATCAATGATACAGGGACGCTTCCTGCCCTAGCAAATACCTCGCGTTCATCTGCGCATCCTGGATGGCATGTACTGCCCTTTGCCGTTCCGTTGCCATTCGGGATGTCCAGAGAACATCACCAGTACCAAACTCTGTCCGCATTGACCGACTTATAGTACTAGCTATTTGTGATGGAATATCTCTCATCAACTCATATGTTTTTCTTCCACTGTGTGCAAGAATATCTACTCCAATTGTTCCTATCATAGTTGCTTTGAGTATCCTGGCATTTGCTAATCTTTTAGCATACATAGTACTGTAGTCTGCCATTGAATCATATGCTGCATTAGTCAACGGAGTTCCTGAAGCAAACTCAGTGTAGTTTTCTATTGCTGCTTTCATTGCCACACTGGTATCTCTGAACTTCCTACCTCTGCCGAATACTTTTCCCAGTATGCCTCCTTCCTTTGCACGGGAAGTAGTAAACCCTGTCTGTAATACCGTTTTCTTTGCTGCTTCATCTGTAAATAATGCGGTCTTAGATGCCGCATCTTTTACACGGTATGCCCATGGGCCTACTTCTTCGGATCCAGTAGCTATGCTAAACACTGAACGGTGGCGGGCATTCCATATGCTGCTGAAATCATCAGAACTTATGTAGGGTGTCGGTGACTGATCGTATAACCCCCGAAGTTTATTTACAAATCCCTGAGACATATCCTTTTTGGATATCTTCTGATATATATCCTTTGGGAGAATATTGCGCATCATCTGGCGGTATTCATCTTCCATGATTAGACGTCTGTCAAGAAAACCCATGTAGTTTGTACGAGACATTGCCTTGGATTTTGCTTCATCCGAGGAAAAGAACCGGTGATACCAGCTTTTCTGTGCTGATCCTTTCTTGGAAGTATTGTACGTGTTCCATGCAAGTGGGCTATCGGGGAATGCGTCTTCCCCGAGATAGACACTGTTTATTACATTTGCACTCACTGGTTTAGTTTGAAACAAACCCTTGGTGGATTTGTACATTGAGTGTATACCTTCAAGATTTCTTGGAATGTTGAGTGCGTCGATTGCAGTTGGAAATAATCCAAACGGATTCATTGACGCCGGCTGTGGCCGCCACAATGATTTAGCCTGGTATGCATACTTAGATCTTCCACTGTACGGATGCATTGGGCTAGAACCAAATACTCCAAATCCCATGGTCCCCAGCATACCCCGTCCTGACCTGAATATATTTGCATACAATTCAATCTTCGCTGCTTTACCAATAAGCCCCATTGGGTCAGCGAGACCACTGGGATCAAAGGAGAGTGGTTGCTGCTCAGTGTATCTTAGATTGTGAATATCATGACCGAACGTATATCCGTTCATTTATGTTCTCCTTCGGTAACTGAATCGTAAGCCTGAGAGCCCTGCCGGTTGTGATTTATAACCACTTCTGAATCCAAACTGTCCCTGAACCGGTGCTGCATTTCCAAGGTGGATTGACCTAGCGATGTTATCAAGTGCATCAAAACCCTTCTTTGCCAGACTAACTGTACCAACCCCCGCCGCAACTTTCCAACCTATACTGACTGCTCTTCTCGTAAGAAGGACATTACCTTTGTTTACAGGACCACGGATATACCGGCTGGGTCTGGTCACGAAAGGATTATGCCGTGCGGTTGAAATCGGTCTAACCCCACCAATAGGCTGTCTGTTTATTTTTGGGATATCAAACTGCCCGCCAAAATCTGTCCAACCTCTCTGATTGTTTGAAAACTGATTATATATCATTCGTGGCTCCTTATATGTTACACATGGTATACTATTCTTTGTTATTATAACATCTTACAGGGTTGAATACATCACATGGCAAATAGAATAGATCCTAAAATACGGGCAATCATAGAAGATGATGCCAGGAAATCAGGGGACAGTGCCGTACTTCATTTTATAGAAGAGGCGGACGACCCTGTTATATGGGCTGAACGTTATCTACACCATCCAGATACCGGGGAAGAACCACTTGAAGTCAAGAACATGTTTAAGAATCTGCTCCGTGATCCCGCAAAGGACAGAGCAGCACGAGTCGGAAGACAGTCTGGTAAGACGGTACATCTGTGCATAGATCTTCTCCATACTGCACACTTTGACAAGAACGCGGTTATCCTGGTATTTGTTCCTAACAAGAACCTTATGGAACGTATGATAGAGATCATGGGAAATCTTCTCAGAAACTCAGACATTGAAGAAGCATTTGTTATAGGCAAGAAGAAGAAGAAGACCAAGGGTCTTGAAGCGCAACATGATCATTCAATTACCGCAGCCAGTGGCGGTGCCATACGATTCTTCCTGATGAGTAATAATCCGGACAAAGCCCGTGGTCAACGCGGTACCCATATCTATGTTGATGAAGCGGAATACATGCCGGACAAAGCGTGGCCGGTTATCACAGGTATAGTAAAAGGTAATACTGACATTCACCTGTGGGCGTCTTCTACCCCGTCTGGTCTTGAGGATACATGGTTCAGGAACTTCTGTGGACGATGTGCATCACCTAAATACACTGACGGGTCAGAATACCATCTGCCTACCACCATGGAAAAGAACTGGCATCTCATTGAGCCCCGGCTTCGTGAACTTATACATGATGATATAACCTGGCAGCTTGAGGTTATGGCTGAATTTGTTGAACCGAAAGGTGCGGTATACAAGCGTGAGATTGTAGACAGTGCGTTTCGTAGAGCCCGACTTGGTGACAGCATGCCAACGTGTGAAGATCTACGATCAACTCTTGAATATGTCAAGGCGCATAAGTTCCTGGGAGTCGACTGGAATAATCCACAGAACGGAGTACGTCTTGTAGAGATAGCACAGATGTGGGGAAAGCCATGGCTTGTCCGAAATGAAAAGATAGCATACGAAGATTATACGCAGCTGACGGCAGTACAGCGCATAATGGAACTGCATAAGAAACACCCGTATACCTGCATGTCAGTAGACTCAGGATATGGAGACACACAGGTAGAACTGATGCAATCCCAGCTTTTAAGCCTGGGACAGGATCCTGCCAAGATTATTAACGTTGTTGATTCAGGGAAGAAGGAAGAAGTTGTACTGGAATATGATGATCCTGATACCGGATTTATACGCAGGGAATACCTGAAGGTGCGAACAAAAGTACGTATCGTCAGCCTCCTTGGTAAATACCTTGAGACTGAGCTGGTTATACCTGAAGAAGAAGATGAGAACAGGGAAGGGATTGGTAAAGAGATACGGAACTTCCGTCGTAAATCAGCAACACGAGAAGGTGGATTCATCTACAGCGAGAACTCACATTCACTATCTGCCCTGCAGATTAATATACACGGGTATGACATGTTTGTTCGTGAACTCATGGGACAGCAGTTTGACTACTCATCTGCTACAATGGAAGCAGCAAATCTGAAGGATATGGTTACATCCCGCCGGGAAAACAGCATGGCGAATACAATGGAACATACACCTTCAAGACGAACTATACATACCAGGACAGAGGGACTCTATGGCAGGGAACGACCGTCGAGACGGATCTGACATATATGATGATTTTCTGTATCAGCCGGGAGTAGAACCTCCCAAGAGGGTACAGGAATACGCAGAGGAAAAGATTGAAGAAGCGGGAATGTCTGTTCCAGAAATGGTGGACTTCATAGAGGATGTGCCGGATCCCCTGCTTGCCATGTATCAGCGGTTTGACTATCTCGAATCAATAGGTGAAGCACTGCTTATACGATCACGGTTTCTCCTTGAGAAATCTATTGACGATATAGATGGCTACATCGGAGAGATACCGCCGTATCTTCTTGAATACACCACAGATCTTACCGGGATTATATTCCCGGAGGATACCAGTGCACCGGAGTATACTCTCGATGACGATACCAAGCAGTGTATATTCCGCATTGCCGGATACTTTGATCCGACCAAAGATCAGGATCGTATACGTGAAGCTGCCGAAAACTTTGATGCAGACGCACTGCAGGACGAAGTAAAGAGCACGATTGCCAACATGTCCTACTTTAACCTTATGATGTATGGTGTGCGCCTGCTTATCCTGGTGTTAAAAATGTCATATGTGATTACAGTTCACTATACCATTGGGTATCTTTGTGGCTGGTTTAAGGGTAAGTTTAAGATACCGGTGGCTAAATATTCCCTTGGTGATAAAATATCTAAGGGTCTTAGATCCGCTGAGAATGCTCTGCTTAAATTAGCAGGATACAGATGCGCAACATCCAAACAGGGTGATTTTGAATGCGGTGGTGGTATTGTTGAAGCACACGATCTGGAGAGAAAAAGCAGGTTCAAGTCTATACGTTGTTGTACCACCTCTCCTATATTCTTCAACCCCAATACCTACGCCGGCATGAAGCTGGAGCTTGCCCATTGCTTTAAACACTGGATGCGCATGGAACTTGATCCGAACGGTACCGGATCAGGAACAATATGCGCGAAAGAAAACCTGGATTCTGACCGTAATCCTACCGCTGAAGAAGTTGAGAAAGCCAAACTGATCGCTGATTATCTCATGCATAATGATTCCAAATATGGGATCAACGGAAAGGATAATGTAAAGCCGCTTTCTCATGCGATTCAATCAGCAACAGGTGCGATTAACATGAGTCAGCAGGTTAAGAGTTCGGTAAACAGTGCCAGGGATTATCAGTATAATAACTTCAGGGATGGGAAATCCTCACCCTTTGACTGCTTCGGATATAAACTTTCTGCAGATGCTACCGCAGAAAACAGAATTATAAACGCGGTAAACGAACAGGCGGGATCATGGATGTCTCTGCCTACAGACGACCCATTTGTTGCCAACACCGGGGTATTCTTCATGGATTATCTGCAGAAGATGGATGGGGGTATTACCTGGCTGCTTAATCTGGCAGATCGGGTGACAATCGGTACCGCGAATCTCGCGAAGTGGGGATCATCTCAGCAGTTATGCTGCTGGGTATATCTGATGGTATTCCTTGCGTCCATGGTGCACCGGTTTATATCTACCGGTGGTCAGTTCTGTAATGATGATATGGTTGAGTGTTATACGTGTAACGGAACGGGGGAGGTAAACGGGGCAACCTGTCCTACCTGTATGGGAACCGGGGAAGTACAGGATTCACAGAAGTTTGCCAGAGACTTACGTGAAGAGATGTATGGAAGATGGGCATCTGATATCAAAGGATCCGCCGATGTACAGATGCTGGTAGAACTTCTCACTGTTATAAAACAGATCGTTGACGTGTTCAACGGCTCAATGAGCAGAAACACTTTCCTTGCCGGGTTAAAACTTCCAACCCAGGAGATGTGGGAGATGATCAAACTTACCCTGGCAAACGGATTGTCTGAATTTCTCGATATACTTTTCTCTCCTCTTGATATCATGCTCTCCAGTATAAAGGGAATACCGGAGATACGAATGATGATGGCAAACGATTGCTTCGGAATAGGCGAGGTATTCGATTTCCTTTCCTGCCAACTGGGAAATCTCAAGTGGAGCATGGTAAACTATGTTATGCAGTTCATAGATTTTACTATCTCTGATGTCACAATCATTAACGACATCTATCTTTCAAGAACAAGGCTGGCATCTCTGGAAGCACTTTCCAAGCTGCTTGAATCAATGATCGATCTTATTCTGGGACTGAAAGACTGCTATGAACCCAAAGCCCTGGTGGATGAAATCGTGCAAACACAGGTGAATTCACAGTATAATACCTATAGAGATCTGCATGAACTTATGGGTGCCGGCGGCCTTGCCCAATTGGATGAAGCTTCAGAGTCTTTATTGGGCAACGAGTTTCCTCTCTCGGCTGATGAAATTGACGAAGTAGATAACATGCCGGCGTCTCTTTCCTCGGGGTTTGGAGATCTTAAAGGTATAGCAGAGAAGATCGTAACAAACGGTCTGTTTGGAGAAGAGACCGTAGCTATGAGTAAATACATGGATGATGCCGGTAATCCGTTACCATACGGTGAATTTGTAATGAAACTTGAAGAAGATACCGGAGTACAGGTTACCGAAATCAGGGAGTCCATGTTGCATATATTTGATATACTACAGGGACGAGGTTAATGTCCGATGAAAATATCTGAACACCTACACCAGTTCTTTGATAGATTCCGTACTGATAGTAAGGTAATTGAACGACGTACTCGTGCGGAGATTGACAAGTTCAAGAAAGAATATGCGAAGGAATTACAGGAACCCGTCGGTTTCCCTGTTGCAGTAAGCAAGGGTGGCATGTTTCGGCGAAGGAACAGAAGAAGTGTTGCAACCAGTGGACGATCAGCAACTCAGGCAGGAGGTGCACACATCGGCAAATTCCTTGAGAAGAGAAAAGATAAGAGTACTCTGTACCAGTATGTTACTGCAAGGAAGGAAGTGCCTACCAGAATACGATACAAGCAATATCAGATGGTAAAATCACCATATGATTACTCTCGAATAGATTCCTATTTCTCAAAGGAATCCTACTTCTCCCGTTCCATTATGCGTCAGGTTGAAACCATGATGCGTAACGGGTTTAATATTGTCTCAGAAGAAAACGTGTTGAGCTCATACGTAAAGAAAGAACTGGCATTCATGCAGATGACCAGTGGTAAATACATGAATCAACATGTATCCCGCATGGTAACTGATATTTTAAAATACGGTTTGTTTGTCGGACAAAAGATCAGGTGGACAGGAGATAACCCGTATGATGGAGCTAACACAGTAACCAACCACATACGAAGTATACGATTCCTTAATCCAGGAAACTTGTATTTCTTTGTAAACGAAGCAAATGAAATTATAGGGGTACGGGAAATGCTTGAGCGTACCCTTGCTGCGCAGCATAATAAGAAGACTATTGCGAAAGGTATTCCAGGAATACCGGCTCGTGATCTTGTCATAGGATTTATAACGGACGCAGGTGATGACATTTTTCCTGAGCCTCCATGCTTTCAGGTTATTGATGATATTCTGACACTCAGATCACTTGAAGAAACGGTGGAGTTACTGGCATTTCAGTATGGATCTCCGCTGTTACATATAAAGGTTGGTTCAGATGACCGACCGGCAAACGATGCGGAGGTCACCAGGGTTCACGATAACATACAGCAGATGGCACCGAACGGAATGGTGACGACACACCACCGTGTAGATATAGATTCGATTAATCTGCAGACAGGTATTGATAACATCATGCCGTACATTGAACATTTTAAAAACAGGGTACATGTTGGATCAGGTACCTCAGGAGTAAGTGTGGGGGAAGGGGATACCGCGAACCGATCAACCAGTGAATCACTGGACGATGCATTGGCTGACCGGTGTACCTATATATCCAGTATAGTAACCTCCGTGTATAATTACAATATATTACCAGACATTATCTCATCAAAAGGAATGACATCTGAACAGATGTTTGATAAATGGGGCGATCCTATTATTAGTTTACAGTTCAATGAGATGAGCCTGGAGAAGATGATATCCAAGATTAATACCAGTATCAACCAGTGGGAAGGTAATCTCATTACATTAAGCGAAGCAAGAAAAGACATTAAGCGCAGACCCATGTCAAAAGCAGATGAGAAGGAACTCTTTGTGAACATGGTGTCAATCCCTCTTGCCAAGTCAAAAGGTGGCGGCGCGGGGGATGAGTCTGCGGTAAACAATAAGGTAAAGTCGCAGAATCAACCCAGGAATCAGCACGGAACAAAGTCCGGGCCCGGTTCGAGGAAAGACTGATGAAGCCCAGGGAACTGGTTGAATACCTGGGTCAAATAGGACGTAATCTCCCTGCTCTTACTGAAGAGGAGTGGAAGAATATATTTAATTTCATAGAGTATTTCTACGCGGTGTATGCAGAAGGTTCAGAGGTATTCGTACCGGATACTGACTGGCCGAAGGCTTTTGAAATTCTCACACTGCTGCAGAAAATACACAAGGAGGAGTAATGAGTAATCGAGTTAATCCACGGGGAAACCCGAGACCACAGAATGGTTCAGGCAGAGGCCAGGGTAGATCAGGTGGCGCCCGCGGTGGAGCAAACAAAGGTCCATGTGTAAAAGGTGGCCCGGGATACGGAAGAGGTAACGGTCAGGGCCGGGGAACAGGACGGAAATAGAGGTACCCGCATGGAAACTGATAAGAAATTGACCACTAAGAAACGGAAATCACTTCCTGATTCTGCATTCTGTGGGCCGAACCGATCGTTTCCTGCGCACGATTGCAGCCATATAAAGACCGGGTTGTCAATGCTTGGAAGATATAAGGGACCAGGAAGTAAAGAAAAGATACGGGCATGTCTGTACAGGAAAGCCAGATCCAAGGGATGTTTTAAATCCGGGCCCGGTTCTAAGAACTCCAAGGACTTTATTCAGACAGAAATGCTTGAGGATATACGGTGCATGGTTAAAGACGGAATGCTCTCGAAGGAAGAAGGCATGATATTTTTAGTAGATACATGTAATACCGAAGGCTTAAATCTTCAGCAAGTCACGTCTATTATGGATCATGTGTTTAAAGTATCACTTGACGATGGGTTTTCCCATCTCATCACACTTATAAACGCATCGCGTGCTTCGCAATAACGACCGTGCGGTAAAGGTGTTGTATAGTGACCTTACCTTGGTGTAGAATGTTGTTGTAAACTGTTCGGGGCGACTACTCGAATAGTCGTGATGCGAGAGGAGAGTACATTTATTATGAATTCAGATACACTCAGTATCTTAAATTACGGTGTTGGTATCAACGTTCAGGCTCCGGATCATGCAGCAAGAGAAGACAGTGCAATTATCCGGGAAGTAACCAAGATCGTTGAATCAATGAAGATGGGCAAAGGTGCAGTTATTGTATCTGAAGTCGCCCATACTGATCTGCCGAATCTCAACTACGCAATATACCCAAAGAAGGGAATGGATAAGGCGGTAAAGACATTTCATACCCCGTACCCTACTCCCTTTCTCATGCACCATGCTGACGGTGAAGGTGGATTGCTTTCTGATGGTGATAAGGAATTGCTCTCAGTTGGTACAAATCTCCTCGCTAAGTTTATCAATAAGGAAACTGAAACACCTGCAGGTAAAGCATCAGGGTACGTGAAAGTAGGAACATTCGTTCCAAATGAATCCATGATAGGAAACTCAACGTCGGCTATCAGCGCGTTACAATCCCGCAGACTGTTAACCGTTTCTATGGGTGCTTCTTTCAGAAAGGATAATGTATACTGTTCTATCTGTGAAGAGAAACTCTACAGTGAAGAATGTGAGCATGAACGTGGCGGAAGCTACGATAACAATATATGTTACGGGGTTATGTACCACCCAGTATTCCGGGAATATTCCGCAGTGTACCGTCCAGCCGATATGGGCGCACTGGTCCGAAGAATGGACGTTATTGACGCTGAAGGAAACGCAATAGATAACGATGGATGGCTGCTGGAACAATCAGCAGCTGCCTGTAACCTGTCTATTTATGAAACCGCGTCAGGAGTATACGGGGTTGGTATGGATTTCAATACCAATAGTAAGGGAGAAGAGAGCATGAAGATTGAAGATCTGAACCTAGGTGAGATGACAAAGCTGCTTAAGCAGTACAGAACTATCATCAAGAACCAGGAAGACGCTATTGCCAACCTCCAAGAGGTGGTACACGAACTCTCAAATGAGCTCAGCACTATTCTCGATGAGAAGTTAAGCACCGAGGATGATAATAATACTGAGGATTCTGCAGAAGACAATGAGACATCTGAAAACACCGATGATAAATCATCGGATGATAGTCAAGAAGATGATTCTACAGAAGATGATTCAGGCGAATCAGAGGAATCAAACAGCGAAGAAACCAGCGATGATAACGATGAGACTGGTGAAGAGAGTGAAAGCGAAAGCACAGAAGAAGCTGGGGATTCCGAAGAAAACATTGATGACAACCAGGAAGACAGTGAATCAACTGAGTCTGATACCGACACTGAAGATAGTGAAAATGAAGGTACAGATGATCATGAAGAAACTAATGATTCATCTGACAATGAAGATGACGATGTTGATATGAGAGACTATAATCAGTTTTTCAAGCAGCGAGCCCTGGGTACCAACATGCTTCGTAAACAACGAGCGGTTGGTAAAAACGGCAAGCCGTTTAAGTTTCGTTCAGCGGCTGACGTCATCAAGAGGAAATCCTAAGGAGATAACAGGAGCAGACTATGAGCGATATGATTTTTAATCCCACAGGTGGATCGTTCAGCGGTGTACAACCAATGAAGTCTGTCGATAAGTTGAGTTATCTCAACTCTATTGAAGACTGCATGCGGTATACCGGTGATATGTCAATCGGTAACTTCTACCCCGTTCGTCTATTACCTTCACGGTATATAGACATGGACGCAGAATGGCCGATTGTCCTTGCCGCAGGGGATATCGTAGCAATTAAGAACATCAAGGATGCCAACGCGTATACGTCAGATGACGACGCGACCGGTATTCTTACCAGTGGCGAAGTATACGTTACTGAAGGTGTTGATGGAACATCGTACAAGAAGTCTATTGGCCTTGTATACAGTCGACCGATGGCTGGTTTTATAACCAGGGCAAACGGCGGTACTGCAAAGACGTACAATTACACTGACAATGACGGTACGTACGGTATCATCAACATGAGTGGAGAAGCAGTAGATTCTTCTCTTACCTACACCAACCCGGCTAACAAGCCTGTTGGTATCGTAACACATCGTGTATACGCTGATATGCGACTTCGATATCTCAACTACGAAGTTGGACAGTCAGGAAACGCGATTCTCATCAACGGTGTGATGACTGTACCTTACGTTGCCGTATACGGCGGATCTGAGGAAGAGAACACAAAGGTTATCGATGCGATTAAATCCGCGGTGAATGCCAAGCATCAGTATTTCTACACATCAGATCAGTCATCCCTGACTAATGTTGAAGCCAACATGACTGCACCTGGGACATTACTGAAGCCAGACGATGATGCGAAGTTTACCGTCTTCGACTCTAATTCAGATGATTCAGATCAGCAGTTCGGAAAGGTTCTCAATATCCGTAACCGTGTACCATATGACATGAACGCGATTGTCGATTCCTTCCCTGGATCAGGGATGAAAGGTACTGATACCGCAGGTCTCAGTTCACGGTTGTATAATTTTGTGAAGTCAGCCCTGGCACCGGCTGTAGTAAGAGGTTCATCTTATGCTGCAACCAAAGCTAATATCAGAAACGCACTGCATACCCCTGTTACAACTGCAACAGGCAGCGTGTCTGTGATATTTGGCCAAGTTGACATTGCGTTTGGAGTCTAACAGGAGGTAATAACTATGGGTAAGTTCAGTCCAATGGCAAGTTCTCTTTTCTCTCTTCATTCTTATGACGTAAGGAATTCGATAGAAGAGAAAGCAAGGGAAGCTGCCGAAATAGCCGTAAGCAACGGCGGAGCAAGTCCTGTTGACGATGAAGGCAATATAGACGAGACCTTCGCTATGCAGTCCATCAGACAGGACGCTGAAGATATTTCTGAAATACTGGATGCGTTTCGAACAGGGAAACTGGCCGGTGAATCTATCACCGTAAAAGACCTTATGAGTACCAAGGATTATCCGAAGCTGTTCTACGCAGCTACAGAAATCCTCATGATGCAGGCTATTCAGCCGGCTCGTGTGGTTACTCAGAATCTTTTCCAGACCATTCCGTATTCCGGAAACGGAGAAAGTGTTACGCTTCGTACCCTTGGTGGTATAGAAGTAGAAGAAGTACCAGAAGGATCCCCTTTTCCTGAAACTGGTTCAGCCGTAAGCGACCAGGCATTCAGGGTAAACTTGGAGATCAGGAAGTTCGGTGCTAAGATACCGGCAACCAGGGAACTTCTGGAGACAGATAACTGGGGTATCTTTGGATACACCGTGGCAAATCTCGCACTTGCGCTTATGAATAAGAAAGAGCGTAACGCGATTGAAATGCTGAATGAACTGGCAGGCTGGGTCCTTATGGACAACGCAGATCCTGACAATTCTCAGCTTGGTTCTGCAACTGGCCGTGCAATCGACGGTAAACAGAACGGAACCATGACTATCGATGACATCATGAAAATGCTGGCATGGATGCAGATGCGTGGATACAATGTTGATACACTGGTTATGCATCCCTTTGCATGGGCAACATGGATTCGGGACACCGAGATCCGTGAAGTTATCATCGGTGGTGGCGTAACATATACACCACAGGGTAATGCCGCACCAGGGTGGGGCGACAGTCCTTTCGGTGCGCTTGGACAGCCATATGGTAAGTTTGGTTCCACTACATCCGGTGCCAGCTCACCAACTGCGTTGTCAGACTTTAATACACCGGACACTATATTCGGTAAGCTGGGTATTGCACCTTATGCATATCCTAATCTTACTCCGTTCGGTGCAACCTACTTTACTCAGCCCAAGCATGTGGATCGACCACTGAAGATAGTGGTATCTCCTCTTGTTCCGTATTATCAGGTAAACTCTGTAACCGGAGCAGATAATGATATTCATGATGCAAACGGCAAGTACGCATCCAATATTATCTTCGCTGATTCAACCAAAGGCGGTCTTATTCTCCAGAAAGAGAATCCCGTTATGGAAGAATGGAAAGATATGGATCGTGAAATCCAGTGGGTAAAGATCCGTGAGAGATATGGTATGGCATTGCAGGATCAGGGCCGAGGCTTTGGTGTTGCAAAGAACGTTATCATTGACAGGAACTACAACTTTGATAATGTAAACAGCCAGACTCTTGCAGTTCTGAGCAGCTCAAAAACCTACATGTAGGTTAAAGAATCATGAAGTAACTAACAGAGCCAGTCCAAACGGACTGGCTCTTTCTATATGTATTTGTGGCAGGTGAGTATATGGATATGATACACTTTATATAACTGCACATACAGGAGGACACATATGAGCGAAGAAGTAAAGAATGATAAGGAACAGATTCCACCAGTTGATAACGACGTGGAATCAGACGGTCAGGATACTTCAGGAGAAGGGGAGAATATACCTGATGAGACAAAAGACTCAAATGCAGCACAAACACCGGTATATGATCCACAGGAACCCAAGAGGCGGAATGATCACATTGATACTATCGATGTAATGGAAATGACTCCTGCTGATGTTCCCGGTATTGTTATCGGGTTAAACCCGAACGATACACTGTGGAGAATGGAGACGTACCCAGAAAGCGGGGAGTATGTGGTAGATCTAAACAGATTCTCCGGGAAGATTACCAAGCGTCTTCCTGCCAAACTTCATGAAGAATATGCGAAGTCCATACTTGCCAGTCTGCAGCTTGGTACTATCCGGGTATATGAGAAGGAAATATCAGTAGACCCGGCAGTAAAGAATACCAGCGATATTATGAATCCTCTCAGTATAGAGGCCCGCAAGTTTATCTCTGAACTTAAACTTGAGAAGTTCAAAGAAGCGGTCGTCAATATTAACAGGGAAGAACTTATCTACAGATGTATTGATCTTGAGAAACGGGAGAAGAACCGTGAGCCATTCCTCAAAGCGCTTCGCGCCCGGGCAAAGGAGATAACAGGATAATATGATAACCGTCCAGTCCACGTTCCCTCTTGATAGTGCACAGGGTATATATCTCAACGACCCTGTGCACATCACTTTCAGTCTTCCAATTGAAGGCTCGTATCTGAGCAGTCAGTACTTCATGGTATATCGTACGAACGAAGACCAGTCTGAGTTCTACGAACGTCATTCTGTTTCTATTACTCAGAGTGATCAAACCGTTTCTTTAACACCAAGTGTTGATTTTGATCCCCTTTCTTATTACCTTGTAATTGTCATCGGCGGATCAAGTGGTATTCAAGACATAAACGGGAATACCCTCACGGCAAACTACCTTTTGAAGTTTTCAACCGGTGAAAGTGAAAGGGTGAGCGTACCGGACGACAGTATTACTATAAGCGGGGAACCGTCATTCGTCGTAGATGGTGACGGGGATGTGCCCCCTCTGGATCAGATGCGACCATCAACCGATCTGTTCTCTCCTTCGGGTGAGTCAGCTCCTATTGCATTGCTGAGCACTATCCCGTCTGAACGGAGTATCGGAGTAAGAAATCTGGATAAGCTGGTCCTTGTCTACAATGATGATGTGGAATCAGGTTCTCTTCCAGTCAACGCGATTACCGGGAGATATACCGGACTTCCGTTTGACCAGGATCCCTTTGCCAACAGAGAGTTAGGAATACTCGGTATATCATATTACCGAAATCAGATTATCGTTGATATTGAAGACCTTACTGAAACAGATAACAGGGAGTACCTGTTCCGGGTGACCGGAGGATTTGTACGCGGGGTAAACCGCCAGGCACCGGATATCGAAGAACACACGATTCGTTTCATGGGTCAGCTCATTCCATTGTACGCATCTCCTGAACAGATACGACAGAGAATGACCGCATGGTCATCTGAACTCAATGTCAGTTCAAGTGATTACGATTTATATAAGCTGATACATGAGAAGTCTCTGTGGGTACGGGATACTCTCGGTATTACAATGACCGCAGCAAATACTGCACAGGTAAACCGGCTGGTGGTATGTCTTGTGCTGAAAGAGATACTGACCATGGGTGCGGTGTTTGCCGGCCCGGTTAAATCACGGTCGGTTCTTTTAACCGCAGTTACATATGATAACTATGATCTCAAGGATCTCAGATCAGCACTGGAAGACTGCATCAGTGAATCCATACCGGATGATGCAACCGGCGGCGGAGTTCGTCACGGTATTAAATCCGGTGCACATATTGGCAGATCAGGGAAGAATTACGGGGTATATCGATAATGTGGCCGGATCTACGGAAAGACTTTGCCGCCCTGACTGACGGCGATTCCCGTACACTGCCCCAGGCACGATGGGTAGTGATACGGATATTTCGTCATGATCAACTCAGTGAATACTGGGATGAAGACAGACAGGAAGCAATCGGTGGACCAAAGTACCGGTATGATGATTTCACCGTCCGTGCGCTGGTTAAACCAGGCGGAAGTATTTCTGTGACTCCTGCATTTCCTGCGCTTGCTGATCCGGTGTTTAACGCGGGGGTAGACGATGTAGAGTATCAGGTATATGGAATTGCATGGGAGCCGAGGCTTACACGTATACCGACTGACGGTGATCTTATATATGAGATAGACAAATACGCATCATTTGAACGGCCGTTGCCTCCACTTCAGGTAACTGACAGATACAAGATAGTCGGTAAATTGAAAGCCACCGGGGATTACGGGAGAAGCGAAGGTCTTTTCTTTGTTACCGAGAGAATACAGGGAGAGAGCTGATGGGTATTGTTGCATATACCAATGATGTATTTAACTATGCGGAATATATCGCGGAGCGGGAACAATACTTAGGCGCAGATATTCCGGCAGATACCATGACTACCATACCCGAACACATGCGACTTCCGGGTAACATTCATATATTTGACTTTCTTCTCTCGCTGAATGGCATGCTTAAGAACTTTCTTGAGCTGAACAATTACGCTGGTGAAAACATCCTGTTTAGTCCGGCTTACCCTGATATCATATACTCGAACAATGAGCCGACGGGTGATGAAACAAGTGATTCCCCGCATGTGGCTATTCCACCGCTGATTACCTACATGGTACGAAAGCGGGCTCCTGGATCATATGATCCACCGTTCGGGTCACGTAAAATGTGGAAGTACCGAATCGCTGGAGAAGTCAAGGGAGCAGACGGAAAGCATTATCAGATAAGAATGCGAAAGTGGGAATCACTGGTGAAGTTTACCGCAGCAGCAAGGTCCGGAGGTGAAGCTGAAAAGCTTTGCTACATGTTCGAACACTTCATGGATTTGTGTGAAGGTGACTTTCTGAAGCTTGGTATTGAAAAGATGGCAGGCTTTGGTCGAGCAGAAGAGCCGGATGAAACACTGAAGAACGCGGGAATGCACCACCGAATCACCTTGTACTGGTTCATGACACAGGAATTCCTTACAGTCGGACCTCTCGAGGAAATGAGCACTATTGAAATTGAGGGGAACTCACTGGGCTAGGGATTACCTGTTCGAAATGAATGAAAGTAGACGAAGGGAGGTAAGATTCCATGGCCAGTCTCTCCGATTTTAACGGTGTTCACTCTACAATAGTAGATAAGGGAACCAATCCGCCAGTAACTGGCATTTCACCAAACAGTACGTTCATATTCGGGACTGCAACTAAAGGTCCTGTTGGTACCCCGGTGCCAGTACGTGGGGATCAGATACATGAAGTGTTTGGTTACGCGCCCCTTGATTCCAGCTTTGATACTTCGCTGGTTCGAGGATTCCATGAGTTTGCAGACGCGTCACGTAACAACCCAGAAGTTGTACTTATCCGGGTTGGTGATGTAAACGCTGCAACTATTAACCTGTATGAACATGAAGGATACCTTTCCGGTAATCTCATGGCAACTCTGGTAACCGAAGACGGTATTACCAGACCTTCTTATTCTCTGGCAATACGGGCACTTACCGAAGGTGCAGAGTATAACAAAGCAAAGGTACAGGTAGAAGCAGATGACAACGGATTTCCCAGTTATCTCAGCGTTGAACTTCCCGATGGAACGAAAGTGGGATATACCATATCTCCTGCTTCCAAGGGTCCAGGAGTTATCAACCGGGTTTCTGATCTCGTTGCATTAATCAACTCTAATCAGAACTTCGCAGGAAAGATACAGGCATCGTATACCCCACTATCAGTCACCACTGATCTGACGGTAACTGCCAATGCATCTGGTGTTGTAGATACCACGTATCAGCTTACTGCACCCAATGATGAATCATGGGGCAACAAGCTGGTTTCAGTACGAAAAGCGTACGTATCTCAGACCATCAGTGGCGAGATCGACGGTGGTTCTTTAACCGCAGAATTGCCAGTCATCCCTGAAAAGGTAATGGACGAAGGGTCACCGACCCTTGATGATTTCTACCGTGTTTCTTCACTGGAAGGATTTCTTACTGTTACCCCATTACAGGCAGGTACCTCCGGTGTAGAGAAACATCTCTACTGTGCGTCAACTACCGGCTGGGACAACAGCTATGCTATTGACGGATCCGGTGACAGTGCATGGGAAATAAAAGTATATGTACGAAGAAGCGGGTCTACCAATATGGCCAAGCTTACCAAGGATACGGATTACACGGTGAATACAACTACCGGTACGATAACTATCCTTGAAACGCTGACCGTGGGTGATGCGTACTTTGCATCATACCGGTACAAGGTAGCATACACTGAAGCAAAGCGAAGATCTCAGTTACAGGACGGAAATGACCGACAGTATTTCATATTCGGTGATGAGATCATATTCGGCGGGGAACAGCCTACTGATCTGATTGTTGTCTATAGTGCCGACGTTGAGTTTGATTCTTCCGAGGTCTCTATCATCAGTAAGGATGATGCGATCATTGAGTTTCTCAATACTACCAATATGCCATCGGTTGGCGGTACGATCTCACTTACTATCGCATACGAACCGGAGCTTCCTGCTGCAACAGGCAGTGTATTGTCCGGTCCGGTAGTACAGCCCGGCTCACTTTCAGGCGGAAGTGATGGTAGAATCAACAGCAAGAAAGCATATAAGAAAGCAGTCGAAGCCGCACTCAAGTCGGTTGACCTGTATCCAAGACGACACAACATTATCATGGGCATGTACCTTGATGACGTCGAGTCAGGATACAACGCGGAAACCGGTCTTGCAGAAGATATACCGGTACTGATTCACGGTATGGTACTTCCATACATTGAGAGATCCTCAAATCTTGCCAATGAATGCGATGTATCAATACCAGTTCGACCGCTGACTGATCTTTCTCAGGCCAGCATTAACGAATGGATACTTAAACTGACAGTGAATTCAGATTCAGATTTGAACAGATCTGCGAATCTTATAGACGGTATTCAGTCCTTCAGGGCAGAAGCACCGGTTGGTTCCTTCATCGTATCAAATCCCAATCTGAACAACGGTCGTCCGTACTTCGCCAACCCTGCAACGATCTACACCGCGTTCAAAGGGGCATTGCCATTTGACCAGGCGGCGGTACATCAGCATGTACCTGGATCTGTACAGGATCTCGGCGTGAAGATATTCAACGCGGAAACTATCAATATGCTCAACGCCAAGCGATACAGTGCTGCGGTACTGAATCCTGCACAGGAATTTATCTGGGCAGATGCACCGACGCTGGCACCTTCTGGACGAAGTCAGTTTGACCGACAGTTTGTCCGGGATACTGTATACCTTGCGGTGAGTTTTGCAAGAGAAGTTGCTGAAAAGTATATAGGT